ATCAGCAGCACAGGTCCGCGGGTGGTGTCGGGAATGGCGACACGGCTGGCGCGGTTTCCGGTCCCGGCGACAGCGCCTCGTATCTGAAGGCCCGCACAGCGCTGACGGTCTACCAGGCGCAGGAGCGTCAGCTATCGATCCAGCGCAAGAAGGGCGTTCTGGTGGATCGCGCGCGGGCCGAGACGCTGGTCTTCCGCCTCGCGCGGCAGGAGCGCGATGTCTGGGTGACCTGGCCCACGCGCGTGGCCGCCTTGATGGCCGCGCAACTGGCCGCAGAGATGGAAGCCGCATCAGGGGAGGCCGTGACGATCGAGACGGCGATCCTGCAAAGGGTGCTGGAAGCGCATGTCCGAGAGCAGCTCACCGCCCTCGCAGACCTCCGGGTCTCGCTTGAATGACGGACATCATGACGAGGGATTGAACGGCGACGACCTGACCGCGGACCTTGATCTCGGCTTTGAGGGCGCCGAGGTCATCCTGCGCGCCTGGCGGCGCGGCCTAGGTCCCGATCCGGATCTGACCGTGTCGGGCTGGGCGGATGCGCATCGCTGGCTGTCGTCGCGCGCCTCGGCCGAACCCGGGCGGTACCGCACCGTGCGCACGCCCTACCTGCGCGCCATCATGGATGCGCTGTCACCCGGCCACTCCGCACAGCGGATCTCGTTCATGAAAGCCGCGCAGGTGGGCGCGACCGAGGCCGGCAACAACTGGATCGGGTTCGTGATCCACCACGCGCCGGGGCCGATGCTGGCGGTGTTGCCCACGGTGGAAATGGCCAAGCGCAGCTCGCGCGGGCGGATCGATCCGCTGATCGAGGACAGCGCGGCGCTGAAGGAGCGCGTCAGGCCCGCGCGCTCGCGGGACGCGGGCAATTCGATGCTGTCCAAGGAGTTCCCCGGCGGCATCCTCGTGCTCACCGGGGCCAACTCGGCCACCGGCCTGCGCTCGATGCCGGCGCGTTACGTGTTTCTCGACGAGGTCGATGCCTATCCGGCCTCGGCCGACGAGGAGGGTGACCCGGTCACGCTGGCCGAAGCCCGCACCACCACCTTCGCGCATCGGCGCAAGGTGTTCATGGTCTCGACGCCGACCATCCGCGGGCTGAGCCGCATCGAGCGCGAGTTCGAGGCCAGCGACCAGCGGCGGTATTTCGTGCCGTGCCCGCATTGCAAGGCGATGCAGTGGCTGCAGTTCGAGCGGCTGCGCTGGGACAAGGACCAGCCGGAGACCGCAGCCTACCATTGCGAGGGCTGCGCGCGCCCCATCGCCGAGCATCACAAGACGGCGATGCTGGAACGGGGCGAGTGGCGGGCAACAGCGACGGCGACGGACCCGACGGCCATCGGGTTCCACCTCTCGGCGCTCTACTCACCGATCGGCTGGAAAAGCTGGGCGCAGATCGCGCGCGACTGGCTGGCAGCACAAGGCTCGGACGAGATGCTGCGCGCGGCGCGCAACACGCTGCTGGGCGAGACATGGGTCGAGAGCGGCGAGGCGCCGGACTGGCAGCGGCTCGCGGACCGGCGCGAGACCTATCCGGCACAGATCCCGGAACAGGGTCTGTTCCTGACCGCCGGCGCGGATGTGCAGAAGGATCGCATCGAGGTCGATGTCTGGGCCTGGGGTCGAGGTCTGGAAAGCTGGCTCGTGGATCACATCGTGATCCCGGGTGGGCCTGACGATCCCGCCTGCTGGGAGACGCTGACGGCACTGCTGGGCCGTACATGGACGCACGAGAAGGGCGCGGTCATGACATTGGCGAAACTCGCCATCGATACCGGCTACGAGTCCGCCGCCGTCCATGCCTGGGCGCGTCAGCAGGGCACGGCGCAGGTGGCGCCGGTCAAGGGGCTGGAAGGCTTCAACCGGGCGACGCCGGTCTCGGGGCCGACCTTCGTCGATGCCACGGTAAACGGCCGCAAGCTGAAACGCGGCGCGCGGCTCTGGAGCGTGGCCACCGCCACCTTCAAGGCCGAGACCTATCGCTATCTGCGGCTGGAGCGCGCGACAGAGGAAGAGGCACCCAACCCGGCCGGCACGATCCACCTGCCTGACTGGGCCGACAGCGAATGGCTGAAACAGCTGGTCGCCGAGCAGCTGGTCACGATCCGCAACAAGCGCGGCTACGCCCGGCAGGAATGGCAGAAGATGCGCGAGCGCAACGAGGCGCTCGATATCCGCATCTATGCAAGGGCTGCGGCGTGGATCCTCGGCGCGGACCGGTTCGACGCGCGGATGTGGCAGAGCCTCGAGAAACAGGCCGGGGTGGAGACCGCCACCCCCGAGCCGGACGCGGCACCCGAGACACCCACCGAGCCGCAAGCGGGGCGCGTGACCACACCCCGGCGACGCGGCTGGCGGGTGAGCACGCCCAAGTACATGGAATGAGCATGACCCTCGACGATCTCAAACGCCACCACGGCGCGCTGCTGACCGCGCGCTACAGCGGCACGCGCAGCGTCAGCTATGACGGCAAGACCGTGACCTATGGCTCGGACGCGGAACTGGCGGCCGCGATCGCGGATATCGAGCGGCGGATCGCGGCGCTGGACCGCACCGGCCGTCGCATCCTCCGCCCCCATGCCGCGAAGGATCTGTGATGAGTGCGATTAACTGGCGGCAACGCCTCGGCGCCTTCATCGGCGGGTTCGACGCGGGCCAGCACCACCGCCGTCTGCGCGGGTTCCGCGCCACCCGCGCGCATGTCAACGCGCTGATTGCGGCAAGTGGTCCCGATATCACGGCGCGCGCCCGGTGGCTGGTGCGCAATAACGGCTATGCGGTGAATGCCGTCGAAAGCTGGGCGGCCAATACCGCGGGAGACGGGATCAAGCCGATCTCGAAGATCGCGGATCCAGCCCGCAAGGAAGAGCTGCAGCGGCTGTGGCTGGCCTGGACCGACGAGGCCGATGCCGAGGGGCTGACCGACTTCTACGGGCTGCAGCGCCGGGCGGCACGCGAGGTGTTCATCGCCGGTGAGGTGTTTTTCCGCATCCGGCCGCGGCGGGCGGGCGACGGGTTGAGCGTGCCGCTGCAGCTGCAGATGCTGCCCGCGGAAATGCTGCCGCTGGAACAGAGCGGCACCGCTGCGAACGGGAACGCAATCCGTCAGGGCATCGAGTTCGACCGGATCGGGCGTCGCGTCGCCTATCACTTCCTGCGCCGTCACCCGGGCGATAGCACGGAGCCGGGCCTTGCCGGCGAGATCACGCGAGTGCCGGCCTCCGAGGTGATCCATGTGATCGACCCGGTCGAGGGCGGTCAGCTGCGAGGCGTCTCGAAACTGGCGCCGGCCATCGTGAAGCTGTTCCTCCTCGACCAGTATGACGATGCCGAGCTCGACCGGAAGAAGGTCGCGGCGATGTATGCGATGTTCGTCACGTCGCCGGCGCCGGAAAACCCGCTGGCCCCGCCCGGCGACGAGGACGACCCGGGCGGCGTCGAGATCAGCCCCGGACAGGTGGTGCGGCTCGATCCGGGCGAGGATGTCACCGTCGGCCAGCCCGCCGATAGCGGCGCGACCTACGAGCCGTTCCAGTACCGCACGCTGCTGCAGATCTCGGCGGCGCTGGGCATCCCTTATCCGTATCTGGCCAATGACATGGTGAAGGGAAACTTCTCGAACTCGCGCCTGGCCCTGATCGAGTTCCGCCGTCGCGTCTCGGCCTGGCAGCATTCGGTGATGGTGTATCAGCTTTGCCGCCCGGTCTATGCGCGCTGGATGGATGCGGCCGTGCTGTCGGGGGCGCTGGCCCTGCCACGATACGAGACCAACCGATCCCGCCTGCTCACTGCCGACTGGCTGCCGACCAAATGGGACTGGGTCGATCCCCTGAAGGACGCCAATGCCGAGATCGCCCAGATCGAGGCGGGGCTCAAATCCCGCACGCAGGCCATCGCCGAGCGCGGCTTTGACGCCGAGCAGGTCGACCGCGAGATCGCCGCCGAACACGCCCGCGAGCGCGCACTGGGCCTCGATTTCCGCCGTCCGGGATCGCCCGCACAGGGCGCGGAGGGCGCAGCGGACGTGCCGGTTGACGGGGATGATCGAGACGGGACCCCGTCTGACGACGCCGACGACGATGACCACACCGCGGAGACCCGCCCGCGCCCAGACGAGGACCAGCCCTGATGCTTCACGCCCGCATTGCCGCGCGCGCGTTCAACACGCCGCTGCTGGTCGAGCCCGCCAAGGCCATGGCGTTCCTGTCGGGGCTTGGGCCTCGGATCCTCGGGCGGCAGGTGGAGATTGCGAATGAGGACGCGTTGGCGGGTGCGGCGCCGCTACCCGCCCGTGCCAGCATTCTGGCTGGTGGCCTTGCTGAAAGCCTGCGCCAGTACGGTGACGCGCCCTATCCGGTGGTCGACGGCATCGCGGTGATCGAGATCTCCGGCGTGTTGATCCACCGCGGTGGCTGGATCGGGGAGTCTTCGGGCCAGACCAGCTATGAGGGGATCGCCGCGCAGATCGAGGCGGCCGCCGGCGATCCTGCCGTCCGGGGCGTGGCTCTGGAGATCGACAGCTTCGGCGGCGAGGTCGCCGGCGTCTTCGATCTCGCCGACCGCATCCGCGCGTTGCGGCGCGCCAAGCCGGTCTGGGCCTTTGTGGCCGAACACGCCTTCTCGGCTAGCTACGCGCTGGCCTCCCAGGCAAACCGCATCCTGCTGCCGCGCACCGGCGCGGTCGGCAGCATCGGAGTTGTCGTCATGCATGCCGATCTGAGCGGACAGCTCGACCGGGACGGCGTGCGTGTGACGTTGATCCATGCGGGATCCCACAAGGTCGACGGCAATCCCTACGCGCCACTGCCCGACGCGGTCCGCGACGATATTCAGCGCGAGATCGACGTGCTGCGGTTTCTCTTCGCCGAGACCGTCGCCGCGGGTCGCGCCGGGGCCCTGAGCCAGGACGCCGCGCTGGCGACCGAGGCCGCGATCTATCGCGGGACCGATGCTGTCGCGGCGGGGCTGGCCGACGAGGTCACCGATCTCGCGCGCGGCTTTGCCAGTTTCCGCGCGCATGTCGCCCCCGCGAACACGCTGCCGCGTCCGCGCGTGCAATTGGCTCAACCATCCCGATCCAGGACCCAAACCACCACACGAAAGGAGACCGCCATGGCCCAAGAGACCGACAATGACGACACCGCGCAGGAGATCACCACGGATGCGCAGGACCCGAAGGATACCGCTTCGAATGTCCCGGCCGATGGCTCGGTCAACGCCGAACATGATGACGCGCCGACCGCAGGGATGACCGCAGCGCCTGCCTCGGAGAGCCCGGCACCGCCCGCCGCACCAGTTGCCCCTGAAGCATCAACCACCACCACGCCGGCAGCAACTCTCCCCGGCAACCTGGCCGAGCTCTCGGCGCAGCTGCGCCAGGAGGCGGCGGAGATCACCGAGATCGCCGCTCAGGCGGGCCGCCTCGGGATCGCCATCGACGCCGCTAAAGCCCTGCGTGAAGGGACAACCCCCGAGGCCCTGCGCAGCCTCGTGCTCCAACGCGCCAGCGCCGCTGCAGATGCCCGCGATATCGTGGCGGCACCGCCCTCACCGGTCCTGCCACAGGCGACGGAAAGCCCGCTCATCGCGGCGGCAAAGCGGGACGCAGCCGCGGGCAAACGCACCTGACGCCCAAGCTGCGCCTGGACCTACCTCCCGACAAACCAATGCCCGACCGATCCCCCGCCGCACTCCCGGCGGGGGATGTCTTTTGTCCCCCTGATACAGGATCGCCACCATGCCCGTTCTGACCCAACCGCCCACGATGGGCGATGTCCTCAAATACGAGGTCAACCCGAACTACACCCGTGAAACCGTCCCGCTGCTGGAAGGCACCGCCTATCCGGTCGGGTCCGTGCTGGGCCGCATCACCGCCAGCGGCAAGTACAAGCTCGCCACCTCCGGCGGCACGGATGGCGCACAGACCGCCGGGGCCGTGCTGCTCCATGCGGTCGATGCCACGCCCGGCGATGCCGTCGGCGTCGTGCTCATGCGCGGCCCCGCGATCGTGTCGCGCGCGGCGCTGGCCTATGACGGCACCGTCGATGACGCGACCAAGATCACCACCAAGATCAGCCAGCTGGCAGCCCTCGGGATCATCGTGCGCGACACCGCCTGATCGGGCCGCGAGCGCCGCCTCGTGCTGAGCACCGCCTCACGCTTCTGCCCTGTTTCCCGCCCCTCTTTCCCCGGAGATCTCCATGACCCTTACCCGCAACCCGTTCGACGCGGGCGGCTATTCGCTCGCCGAGATGACGCAGGCCATCAACATCCTGCCCAATCTCTACACCCGCCTTGGCCAGATCGGCCTGTTTCGCTTCGAAGGCGTCACGCAACGCTCCATCGTCATCGAGCAGCGCGAGGGCGTCCTCAGCCTGCTGCCCTCGGTCCCGCTCGGCGCACCCGCCACCGTCGGCAACCGCGAGCAGCGCTCCATGCGGAGCTTTGCACTCCCGTGGATCCCGCATGACGATGTGATCCTGCCCTCGGATATTCAGGGCATGCCGGCGCTTGGCGTCTCGGACACAGCCGATCCGCTGGTCGAGGTGATGAACCGCAAGCTCACGCTGATGCGCCGCAAGCATGCCCAGACCCGCGAATACATGGAGATGAACGCGCTGCGCGGCATCGTGAAGGACGGTGCGGGCAGCACGCTCTACGACTACTTCACCGAGTTCGGACTCACCCAGATCTCTGTCGACTTCGTCTTTGGCACGGCCGGCACTAATATCCAGGGCAAGGTCCGCAGCACCCTGCGCGCCATCGAGGACAACCTGCTGGGCGAGACCATGACCACCGCGCATGCGCTGGTCAGCTCGGAGTTCTTCGACAAGCTGATCAGCCACCCCAAGACCGAGGACGCCTACAAGTTCTACTCGGCCACCGGCGGCCAGCCCTTGCGCGAGGACATGCGCCGCGCCTTTCCCTTCGCGGGCATCCTCTTCGAGGAATATAACGGCTCGGTCACGCTGTCGAACGGCACATCGGAGCGCCTGATCCCCGCGGGCGAGGGCATCGCCTTTCCACTGGGGACATTCGAGACCTTCACCACTTATGGCGGACCCGCGAACCTGCTGGAGACCGCCAATACCGTGGGTCTGCCGCTCTATGCCCGGCAGATGATCGATGCCAAGGGCCGCTGGATCGACCTGATGACGGAAGGATCGATACTGCCGGTCAACAAGCGCCCGCGGCTGGCGATCCGCCTGCACAGCTCGAACTGACCGTTCAGCATGTCAATCTTCGCCATTGCCATGGACACGCTCTTCGGTGATCCCAACATCGCCCGCGATGCGGTCTATATCTCGGATGTGGGTGCGCCCCGGCTCGTCCGCGTGGTCACCCGTCGCGCGGACGACATCACCGGCTTCGGCGACGCGCGCATCTGGTCGGAGACCACGCGGATCGATCTGCGCGTGGCGGAAGTGCCCGCCCCGCGTCCCGGCGACCGGGTCGAGATCGAAGACGAGGCGTTTCTCATTCAGGGCGAGCCGGTGCGCGACCGCGAGCGGCTCGTCTGGACCGTGGACCTGAGGCCAGCGTGATCCCCATGAAGCTCAAACTCGACATCACCCCCGACCTTGCCGCCATGATGGCCGCCGAGATCAAGGCGGGCGAGAAGGCTGTCACGGCGGCGACGCGCGAGGCCGGGACCAGCCTCAAGACCGCCTGGCGCAGCCAGATCACCGGCGCGGGGCTGGGCATGCGGCTGGCCCGCACGATCCGAAGCGAGCAGTATCCGAAAGGCAATCCCAGCCTGAACGCCGCAGCCCTCGTCTGGTCGAAAGCGCCCAATATCGTCAGCGCCCACGACACCGGGCCGCTGATCCGCTCGCGCAAAGGCTTCTGGCTGACGATCCCGACGGCAGCCGCCGGCAAGTCGCGCCGCGGCGGCCGGATCAGCCCGGTCGAATGGGAACGCCGCACGGGTCTGAGCCTGCGCTTTGTCTATCGCCGGTCCGGCCCAAGCCTGCTTGTCGCCGAGGGACGGCTGAACAAGGGGGGCCGTGCAGTTGCCTCGCGCTCGAAGACCGGGCGGGGCCTGACCACCGTGCCGATCTTCCTGCTGGTGCCGCAGGTGAAGCTGCCGAAACGGCTGGATCTCGATCGGGATACAGAGCGGGCACATGACAGCATGCCGGGGTTGATTGTGGCGAACTGGGTGGACGGGCGGCGATGATTGCTGACGGCGATGCGGAGAGATATCAGCACATGACCCGGTCGCCCGAGTCATCGGTGAGCCCTATCGGCGTCCCAGCTTGCCAAATTCGCTGTCCAGCAAGGCGCGAAGTTTTTTCGACGCGCCCCGCAGGGCTGCGTCCACATTGGCGTCATTGTGGGTGACGGTCTGCGGCTGCATCCCTTCGGGACGCGCTTCGACGGTGCAGTGAATGTCGTCGGCCCCGCCCTTGGCACCATTCACATCGGACAGATGCACCTCGATCCGTGACAGACGGTCGGTCAAATGCCCGAGTGCGGATGTGACAACCGTTTCGGCCACTTCGGCCAGGCGTTTGTCGCCTTCAATGTTGGCATCGGTATTCAGTTGAAACTGCATGTCGGTTCTCCTGTGTGAGTGCGTTCACCCTCGGTGACTGGGTCGAGGCCGAAGGGTCGCCCCCGGTTGATCTCCCAGTCGAGGGCGCGAACAGTCTGAAAGCAGGTGTCATCGCGATGGCGGTGCATTGTAGTCTAACCGGCTTATTGTTCTTAGCTGAAAGGATTTCTCAACAGGTCCCATAATGGTTCTTCGAGAAGGAGCAGTATTCGGTTGCCTTGCCGCTTTCGATCATCGCTGCGGTGATGTCGCGTCCGTCTGGCAGGAAACACTGACCGACGATGCGCCCGTAGCGGTCGATGTCGCGCTGGCGGCACGTAAGTTCGTGGTCTGAGGTCAGCCGCGCAAGCTCGGCTGTGGCGGCAGCGCCTCCGGGCGCGGCGGTCTCCGGAGCGTCGAGCCCCAGATCCGGATCCGTACATCCTGACCACTGATCCAGAAGGTGTCGCCATCGACGATGCGAGTGACATGGCCGTTGAACCGGTTCGCGTCGGAGATCTCGGCAGGGTCGTTGTTGGCAACGTCGGCGCCGCTGAAGTCCGAGAGCATACTCTCAAGATCGCCACGATCGGCCAGCATGAAGAGGGCAACCAGGAGCGCGATTATCAGGGCGCCCGTGCGCAGCGGTTTGCGCTTGCGGTGCCGCGATCTGTGCCGCGATCGAACTTGCCGTGTCAATGTTGCTCTCCCTTACTACCCGGTGGTGTCTGGCACCCGGACTGGGTGCGCACAAGGACGATGTTTCCAGCGCTGAGGCACCCTCAATACGCTTGCTGCATCAGGTCAACCGACCTCGCCCACCTATCGGAGCTCTTTCATGCCCTCGACCCGCGAGACGATCCTTGCAGCGCTGACGGCGCAGCTGGCCGCGCGCGCAGGCGCCGAGGTGCGGCGCAACGCGATGCTGCCGGAGCGGGTGCCGGCCGAAGGGCTGGTGATCCTGCGCGACGGCAATCCTGGCGAGCCGGATGTGACGCTGAGCCCGTGGCGGGCCTACTACCGCCACCGCGTGGAGATCGAGGCGTTCATGCCGCCGGGCGCGGCGGAGGCGGCGCTCGACGGGCTCTTGGCCCGCATCGGGGCCGCGCTGGCGCATGACGACAGCCTCGGTGGGCGGGTGGAGCTGATGACGCCCTCGGCGCCGGAGCTGCAGCCGGTGCCGGTGGAAGGCGGCGCGCCGTTTCTGGCGGCCGCGCTGGCGGTCACGCTGGAATACCAGGTCAGCGACCCGCTGAGCGGGTGAGCGCGCCGGACAGGCGCGGCCATCTCGAGACATCACATCTGCACATCACAGGGAGGATCAGCATGGGCAAGCAACGCGCCTATGGCGCCGATGCCACACTCAGGGCCGTGCGCGAGACGCAGTATGGCGGGGCCACCACGGGCCCGGTGCGGGCGCTCGACTTCAAGACGGCGGATCTGTCGGCGAGCATCCCGCTCGGCGACGACCCGCTGCTGGGGCGCGGGCGCAACGCGCAGGACCCGTATCGCGGGCTTGTCACCGATGAGGGCCAGCTGGAGATCCCGTTCGATCTGCAGGGCACCGGCTGGTGGATGACGGCGCTGTTCGGCGATCCGCAGACCACGTCGCAGGCAGCCGCGGGACGGATCACCTTCGCGGATAATCCTGTGCCGGGCGACACGCTCACGCTGAACGGCGTGGCCTGGACCTTTGTTGCCGGGGTTGCTTCGGGCGACGAGACCGAGATCGGCGCGACGCTGGCCGATACGCTCGCAGCGCTGGCCTCGGATCTCAACGCCGCCACTGATCCCGCCATCGCGGTCGCGAGCTACACGGTCGAGGATGACACGGCGCTGGTGATCACCCATGACGCCACTGGCCCCGACGGCAATGCCTTCACGCTGGACGCCTCGGCCGCACAGCGCGCCACCCCCACGCTCACCGGTGGCGGCTATCGCCATGTCTGGCGCAGCGGGGCCGACAGCATCCCGTCCTTCCTGATCGAGATCGGGCATCCCAAGCTCACCACCCCGGTCTTCTTTCGCCATGCGGGCGCGGTGCTGGAGGAGCTGTCGTTTCAGATGGGCCAGGAAGGACCGGCCAATGCCACCGTCTCGGTCGTGGCGCAGGGCGAGGAGACCGCGCATGCGACGCTGGACGCAAACCCCGCCGCCTTTGCGCTGCGCCGTTTCAGCCAGGGGCGCGGACGCATCGCGCGGGCAGGATCACCGCTGGCGGGGGTCACGGCCGGATCGCTGACCTTCTCCAACGGCATCGAGCGGGTGCGGTCGATCCGCGAGGATGGCCGCATCGATGGCGCCGATCCGACCCTTGCTACCTGCGAGGGATCGCTGACCGTGCGCTTCGATGGCGAGACGCTGATGGCTGAAGCCGCCAGCGGCGATCCGGTCGCGCTGGTCTACGGCTTTGCGATGGCCGAGGGCTATGCGCTGACCTTCACCCTGCCGCGGGTCCATCTGCCCAAGCCGAAGTATTCGATCACCGGCCCGGCCGGGGTCGAGGCGAGCTTCGACTGGCGCGCCGCCGCAGATGCGACGGGCGTGATGCTGGAGGTCGCGCTTCTCAACGATATCCCAACCCATGGAGATACCTGATGATCCGTCTCGACCTGTCCGCGTCGCCCGACTGGCTCGATCTCGGCCACGGCGTGCAGCTGCGCGTGGCCCCCATAACCACCTCACTGATGAACCGGGCCCGCGAGGAGCCGATCCTCGCGGAGCTGCCGGAAGAGGCCAGCGCGAACCGGCGCGGCATAGCGCTCGCGAAGGCGCTGGCGCGCGTGGCCGTGGATGACTGGGCCGGCGTGCATGATGCCGACGACGCCCCGGCCGAACTTTCCCCCGAAGGGCTCGACGCGTTGCTGGAGATCGTGCCGATCTTCGAGGCGTTCCAGCTGCGCTACGTGGCGCCGGGCCTGCATCTGGAGCAGGAAAAAAACGCCTCAGCGCCCTCGCCGAGTGGCACTTCGGCGGGGGCGCGCAATACTGCAACAACTGCCCGCACATCTGCCAAGCCTGCCCGGCGCGGCAAAACGCGCCGCTGACGCGCGAGGGCACACTGGCCTGGGATGTCGCGCAGGCGGCCACGGGACAGTTGCGGGTCGCCGAGGGCGCGGTGCTCGGCTGGGAGATGGGTGCGGTGCTGGCCATGGCCACGGCTGCCGGGCTCGATCCACGTGCGGCTGTCGAGCTGCTGCCGGTGATAGAGGTGGCGATGGCGCGCGCGGTCAACGCGCAGATCCGGGCGCAACGCCCGCAGTGAACACACACGTCGTCAAACTTGAACGAAATCGGGGGTCAGCAGGATGACCAGCGCGACCAAACAGGTCACGGTGCGGCTGGCGGCCGAGGGCGGCCGGCAGGTGCGCGCCGAGCTCAGGGGGATCGGCGCGGACGGCGCCACCGCGTTCCAGCGGCTGAGCTCGGAAATGGAAGCCGCCAATGCGCGCGCCGACCGGTTCTTTCGCCGGCTGCGGATCGCGGCCGCGGCAGGTGCTGCGGCCGTGGGTGCTGCGGCCACGGCGATGATCCGCAGCGGGCTGCAGGTCGTCGACAGCCAGGCCAAGCTGGCGCAGTCGCTGGGCACCACGGTCGCCTCGATCCAGACGCTGGAGCGCGCGGGCGAGCTGGCGGGCGTGTCGATGTCGGGGATCGAGCAGGCCACCAAGGATCTGACGCGCCGTCTCAGCCAGGCCGCGGCAGGCACCGGTCCCGCGGCGGACGCGCTGGACCGGCTGGGGCTGTCGGCCACCGAGCTGATCGCGCTGCCGCTCGATGCGCGTGTGGGGGCGATCAACGCCGCCATCGAGGAGTTCGTTCCCGCTGCCGAGCGGGCAGCGGTGGCGGGCCAGCTCTTCGGCGAGGAAGGCTCCATCGCCATGGGCCGGATCGACAGCGCCACGCTGCGCCAGGCGACGAAGGACGTGCGCGCCTTCGGGGTGGTGGTGTCTGCGCAGGATGCCGCACAGATCGAGCGGACCAACGATGCGATCTCGCGGCTGGGGCTGATCTGGCGCGGGCTGGCCAACCAGCTCGCGGTCGCGGCGGCCCCGGCGCTCGAGGCCGTGGCCGACGCGATGGAGGCACTCGCGGAACGCAGCGGCCCGGTGGGCCGGGCCATAGAGCTTGTTCTGGGCAATCTCGACCGGCTGGCGGCCACGCTCGCGGCCGTTGCGGGGCTGGTGGCCGGGCGCTTTGTCGCCGGGCTTGCGGTTGCAGCTGTCAGCGTGCGCGGGCTGGCCACGGCGCTGGCGCTGCTGCGCGGGGTGCTCATACGGCTGCCCTTCGTGGCGCTGGTGATCGGGGCACAGGAGCTGATCCTGCGCTTTGGCCGGTTGGTCGCGGCGGCGGGGAGCTTCTCCGACGCCCTCGATCTCATGCGCGGCGTGGCCAGGGATGTCTGGGACCGGATGGGCACTGGCGCTCGGGCGCTCGGGGCGACGGTGGCGGCAGTATGGGCGGGAATTCGCGCCAGCGTGGCCGACGGGGTGCAGGCCAGTCTCGATGCGGTCGCGCGCGGGGCCTCGCTGATCATCAACACCTGGCGCGGGGCGTTCGCGGCGATCCGCACAATCTGGTCCGATCTGCCGGTAGTGCTGGGCGAGGTCGTGACCGGTGCGGCCAATGCCATGGTACGCGGCGTGGAGCGAATGCTGAACGCGGTGATCGGGCGCGTGAACCGCTTCATCGCCGGCATCAACACGGTGCTTGGCGCATTGCCGGCATGGGCCGTGGGCGATGGCGGGCTGCGCATCGGGACGCTGGACGATGTCAGCCTCGCGGGATTCGAGAACCGGTTCGCGGGCGCGGCGCGCGATGCCGGCGGCCGGGCGGCCGAGGCGTTCACGCAGGCCTTCGAGAAGGACTACCGGATCCCGGATCTGGGGCTCGGGGCCTATGCCGCGGACGCCCGCGCCACGCAGGACGCCCTGCGCGGGGTGGCCGACGAACTGCGCGCCGCAGCAACCGGGCCGCTGGAGTCGGTCGAGGCGATCCGGGAGGTGCTGGCGCAGACCTCGGAGGCTGCCGAGGGGGCGGCGGAGTCGGTGGCCGGGATCGGGGACGCCTTCGATGGCGTCTCCGGTGCTGGCAAGGACGGTGCAGCAGGCGGCAGCAGTTCTGGCGGCGCGGCTGGTCGTGCTGCCGAGGCCGCGACGACTGCCGGCAACGCGATTGCGGCGGCGAGCGAGACGGCGGCGCGGGGCTGGAATGCGGTCGCAGACAGCCTGCAGGGCTATGCCGACAGTGCGATGGAGACCGGCCGGCAGATCGGCGAGGCGTTGGTCAGCGCGTTTCGCGGCGCCGAGGACGCGCTTCTGACGCTGGTCACGAAGGGCAAGGTGGATTTCCGCGATCTGGCGAACTCGATCCTGGAGGACATCACCCGCATCGCGCTGCGCTCGGCGGTGCTCGGCCCCCTCGCCAACTGGCTGGGCGGTGCGCTTGGCGGGATCGGGGGCGGTCTTGGAGGTAGCCTGGGCGGCAGCCTCACCGCGGCGGTGGCGCATTCCGGCGGCGTGATCGGCGTCTCGGCACTGCCGAAGCGGCAGGTGCCGGCCATGGCCTTCGCCGGGGCGGAGCGGTTCCATGGTGGCGGTTATCCCGGTCTTCGCCCCGACGAGGTTCCCGCGATCCTGCAGCGCGGCGAGCGGGTGCTGTCGCGCCGCGA